GGTGAAGTATATTCAGATAATGTAGAAACATTTTGGACATCTTTCAACGTTGATGGTGATTCATCTTTTGGATCTAGCGTTTATGGTCCTAACACTCAAGGTATCAATTATTATTTCTGGAGTAAAAATTGGACTAACATTACATCTGATAGTGGAAATCCAACCGGTGATGGAATACATAGATCAGAAATCAATTCAGGTTGGTATGTTCCATATAAAATACGAATAGTCGAATTATGCGGAGGATTTCATGATGCCGCGGCTTCATCTACAGTTGAAGCCAAAATGGGATTATGGAATTCATCAGGACAAATAACTGCAAGTTATGATGCAAATAATGCTATGACAAAAGAATTTATTGTATCAGGATCTGTAACATTAAATGGTAACCGATGGAAAACATATTCTCAAACTTGCGATGTAATATTAGAAGAAGGTCAATATGTATTTCCAAGAATAACAATGGGCGAAGAATTAAGCAATTTAAGAGGACAGTTTACAATAAAATTTAAGAGGATAAAATAATGAGTATAAGAAAATCAGATGATATAGCTAATGAGGATAATAGTAAATACAATAAATTAAAAACAGCAAAATCACGTTCTAGAATAACTGAAAGATTTGACGATAGCACAGAAAATGAACATGTGTCAGATGATGCATTACAATATTTAAATAAAAAATTAGATGATGTAATAGACTCTGTAAATGATTCAGCAGGTAAAGTAGCTTCAGATGGTGTTCAAAAATTGGCAACTGCAAGAACTATTGGTGGTGTTTCGTTTGATGGAACTGCAAATATAAATTTACCAGGTGTTAACACTGAAGGAAATCAAAATACAACTGGTACAGCAACAAATGCTACTAATATAGTAGTAACTGCTGATAATGCATCTGCTACTCATCCAATAACATTTATAGATGATACAACCCCTGATGGTTCAACTGAAGGATTAAAAGCATCCGAAAATATAGCAGTTAATCCAAGTACTGGAACACTTACTTTAGCTGGTCTGACAATTTCATATATTCAAGGTAATGGAAAATCAACATTTGGTACAGTAACATTTTCAGGACGTGATGAAGCAGGCAGGCTAAGAACAGCCACTATTGAGATGAGATAACATATTTATATAAAATGAAAACATTAGGACATAAAATAGTAGATCAATTATTATCAGAAGCTGATTCAACGATAAAAACCATTGTAGCAATATATCCAGGCAGATTTCAGCCAATGGGGCAACATCATGCAAAAGTATATGATTGGTTAGCAGGAAAATTTGGTAAACAAAATACATACATTGCAACATCAGATAAAGTACAATTACCTAAATCGCCATTGAACTTTCGTGAAAAAAGATCTGTTATACTTAAACATGGAATAAGAAATGTAGTACAGGTAAAAAATCCATATCAATCAGAAGAAATACTAAAAAAATATGATCCTAAAACTACTGCAGTAGTATTTGTATATGGAAAAAAAGATGCAGGGAGATTGCGAACAACAAAAAAAGATGGATCGCCTGGATATTTCCAAGATTTTGAAAAGTCTAAGTCAAACCTAAAAGGATATGAACAACATGGATACTTCGTTATATCACCGCATATAAAGTTAGAAGTACCAGGATTTGGTGAAATGTCAGGAACTACTATTAGAGCTGCATTAGCAACTGCAGATATGAAAACATTTAAATCAATCATGGGTTGGTATGATCCAAAAATATATCAATTACTAAAAAAGAAATTTTCTGCGTTAATGGAATCTTTTATTATTAAAGAAGGAAGTAATGTTACTAGTCAAGGTAAAGCTGATGTAGATGACGGCCCAAGATATTTTTACGGAAATCAAAATACATATAGAAAACAATCTGCAGATATGGCAAAACGATTAGGATTCGAAGTTATAAATTATATTGTAAAAGATAATCCAATTGAAGTACATAATACAAATTATCCAGATGGTCCTCCATTAACAGTATCTTATTTTCCAACAGGAGTTAAAGGAGGAGATTTTTCTGGAACAGATTATATTAAAGATTATAAAGGTAGGCCTGGGTATAACATTTGGAAAAAATATATTTCAAAAATTGCTCAAACAGTAGGATATAAATTTTTAGATTTCCTAGGAGCTGAAGATTCAATAGAATCAAGTAAAGGAGAAAAATTAGTGCCAACAACATTAAAAGAAGATATCAATATTCCAATCAATATTGGAGATACAGTAATGATGGGAAGATTTAAAAACAAACCAGTAGTTGTAAAATCTGTTAATTTTAATGACAAAGGAGATTTACTTATCAATGGTAAATCAGCAGCTCGTTTTAGAATTGTACCACAACCTAAACCTAAAACATTAGGAGAATCAATTGCAATAGAATTGTTAACAGAAGGAGGAGCAGCAGGTCATATGAACCATCCATTTGATGATAGAGATATTACGTTTGCAGATATGAAACAAATGATAAGATTATCTTTGGAAGGTAAATTAGATATTGAAGCAGGCGTTCAAGAAAAAACAGATGGACAAAATTTAGCAGTAACATTTAAAGATGGTAAAGTTGGAGCGGCCAGAAATAAAACTACTATTAGAACGCCAATGGATATTGATGCTGTAAAATCAAAATTTGCTGGTAGAGGTGAAATAGAAAATGCGTTTACGTTTGCAATGCAAGATTTGGAAAGAGCATTGTTAAAAATACCAAAAGATAAATTATTTGAAATATTTAGAAATGGATCAAGATTTTTAAATATAGAAATAATTTATCCAGGAACTCAAAATGTTGTAATGTATGGACCTAAAGCATACATTCAATTTCATGGTGTTGATGAATTTAATTTAGATACAGCAACTAAAACAGATTCATATCCTGAATTTGCTCCTATATTACAGAGAATGATAGCAGATGTAAATGCTAATATACAAAAACAATTTGAAATCATTCCGCCTAAAATATTAACATTGAATCAATTACCTGATTTTGAAGAAAAAGAACAATATTTTATTGATAAGGTAAATGAATTACAAAAACAATATAAATTAAAAGATTCTGATGAATTGATAATGTGGCATGAAATGTGGTGGAAAGAAAAAATAGAACAGTTATTTCCTGATACTACAGATGATATAAAATTTGGATTATTAAAACGTTGGGGATATTTTGATAAATCAATGAGATTAAATGGAACTAATATACCTGATGTAGATATATTATCTCGAATAAAAGATTTTGATAAAACAAATTTTAAAAAACAAAATAAACAAAACGTATATAATTTTGAAAAGATATTTTTAGAATTAGGTGTTGAAATATTAGCAAATATATCAGATTATTTATCAGTAGTTCCTGATAAAGCAGTTAAAGATATAAGAAAAAGAATAGCTGCAAAAATCAAAGTCATACAGAAATCTAAGGATTTAGCGTCACTTGAAAAATTAAAATTTGAATTAAAAAGAATTGAAGATTTAGGTGGATTTGAAAAATTAGTGCCAACAGAAGGTATAGTATTTATATATAAAGGAAAAACATATAAATTAACAGGATTATTTGCACCTATCAATCAATTGTTAGGAATTGGCGGACTTGGAGACAAGTAGCATATTTATTCAAAATATGGATCAGGCCTTGGCAGTTCCGAAAGACAAAAAGTATCTAGAATTTTTAATTACCTTGAAAGAAAAGGTTTATCTAGATTTTTAGGACAATTAAGAACTGATATAGAAAAGGCTCAAGCTATCATTAAATTTGCAGATATGGTTGGACTACCAATTAATAAGGTATCACAATTAAGAAGTCAGTTAGTTAAAATGAAACAGCAAGCAAGAAGATCTGGCGAAAGAGACGTTTAGTAGAAATTTAAAGGTTATATAATATGGCAAAATCAAATGCAAATAGCAAACTACAAAATGTAAAAGCTATAAAAGAAATGCTATCGGGTACTCATAAAACACAAACTCGGCAAACGCATTATTATGGAAAAACATCTACAGAAATTCTAGAAGAAAATATTATAGAAAAATTTGAAGACGGTAAGCCAAAAATTTGGATAGAAATAGGCCCTAATGGATCAAGAACTCGAGTAACTCAGCACGAAGGATTCAAATCAAGAGAATCAGAAACAGGCCATGCTGTAAGAGAAGCTCAAAAATCATTAGCAATGCCTGATACATGTCCTAGTTGTAATCAATCCATGTACAATAAAGAAGAACGATTAAATAGAAAATTTTGGGTAACTCATAAAACATGTTTTGATTGTGTAATTAAACTAGAAACAAACTTAAGAACTAACCCTGAGGCCTGGAAAAAATATCAAAAAGAAAAAATGTATGAAAATGCGGTATCATTTTTTAAAGATGCAGATGGTGATGTAGATGGTTTAAGAAAAATGTTAACTCAAGAAATAAAAAATGTACAAAATGCAGACGGTGATATTGAAACATATAAAGAAGCAATGACGCCAGAAGAATTTGATAAAAAAGTTTTATCAGAATATAACGAATATAAAAAAAATGTCCTTAAAGGACTTAAAGGAGATTAATTATGGGATTAGGATTAGGAAAATTATTTTCAGGTGGGGCCGGAGAACTAGTAGAATCAGTTGGTGGTGTACTTGATAATCTAACAACCAGTAAAGAAGAAAAGCTAGAAGCAAAAAGAAAAATGAAACAGCTTATAGCAGATTATGAAACTAAAATGGAACAGAACATAACTGACCGTTGGAAAGCAGATATGAATTCTGATTCATGGTTATCTAAAAATATAAGACCATTAGTATTAGCATTTTTAGTAGTATGTACAGTTCTTATGATTTTTATTGACGCAGGTTCAATAAAATTTGTTGTAGAAGAAAAATGGACAGATTTATTACAATTGGTTCTTATTACAGTAATTGGTGCTTATTTTGGTGGTCGTTCATTTGAAAAACGTTCAAAAAAATAATTCTATTTTCATTTGGTTTTCTGAAAAAAATTTCTTATATTTAAGTAAACTATGGCGGTAAAGAAAACATTAAAGGAAATCATACGTGATGAATATAAAAGATGTGTACAAGATCCAGTACACTTCATGAGAAAATACTGTATCATTCAACATCCAACTCAAGGAAAAATTTACTTTAATTTATATCCTTTTCAAGAAGATTCTTTAAAAGAAATATCCAAAAACAGATATAACATTATTTTAAAATCAAGACAGTTAGGTATTTCAACTTTAACTGCAGGATATGCATTATGGAGAATGTTATTTAAATCAGACTTCAATGTTCTAGTAATTGCAACTAAACAAGACGTAGCTAAAAATTTAGTTACAAAAGTTAGAGTAATGCATGAAAATTTACCTAAATGGTTAAAAGGTTCAGTTGCAGAAGATAATAAACTTTCTTTAAGATTAAACAATGGTTCGCAAATAAAAGCAATATCATCAAAAGGTGATGCAGGTAGATCTGAAGCCTTATCATTATTAATATTTGATGAGGCTGCATTTATAGATAAAATTGATGATATATGGACAGCAGCTCAGCAAACATTAGCAACTGGAGGTGACTGTATTGCATTGTCTACACCTAACGGTGTTGGTAATTGGTTTCATAAACAATGGGTGGAAGCAACCGCAGGAGGTGAATTTAATAATATAATGCTCCATTGGACAGTACATCCAGATAGAGATGACGATTGGAGAGCTAAACAAACGGAATTATTAGGTGAAAAAATGGCCGCGCAAGAATGTGATTGTGATTTTATTTCATCTGGTCATACTGTTGTTGACGGTGAAGTGTTACAATGGTATAATGAAACATATGTAAAAGATCCTTTAGAAAAAAGAGGATTTGATGGAAATTATTGGATATGGGAATATGCAAATTATTCTAAATCATATATGGTTGTAGCTGACGTAGCAAGAGGCGATTCAACAGATTATTCAGCATTCCATGTATTTGATACTGAACAATGTAAACAAGTTGCGGAATATAGAGGCAAAATAGGAACTACAGAATATGGTAATATGTTAGTTTCAGTTGCAACAGAATATAATAATGCATTACTAGTAATTGAAAATGCAAATATAGGTTGGGCATCTATTCAGGTAGCTTTAGATAAAGGATATACAAATTTATATTATTCTTATAAACAAGATGGATATTTAGATGAAGAAATACATTTGAAAAAAGGATATGATTTAAAAAAGAAGTCACAAAAAGTTCCTGGATTTTCAATGACATCAAGAACACGTCCATTAGTAATATCCAAACTAGAAACATATTTTAGAGATAAAACACCATTAATTTTTAGTAAAAGATTAGTTGATGAATTATTTACATTTATATGGTTAGGTCATAGAGCAGAAGCAGCAAGAGGTTATAACGATGATTTAGTTATGTCTTTTGCAACTGGATTATGGATGAGAGATACAGCTTTAAGATTACATCAACAAGGAATGGATTTAAATAGAAAATCATTAGGTGGTATAGGAAAAACAGATGAAGGAGTATATTCATCAAAAACAGATTTAAAAGGTACAGGCTGGGATTGGAAGAGTGGAGATAAAGACAACGACGATTTAACCTGGCTTTTATAGTACTATCATATTTATATAAAAGTAGAAAACTATGGCAAACACATCATTAAGATCTAGACTAAGAAGACTTTTTTCAACAAACGTAATAGTACGTAGAATTGGAAAAAAGCGTCTACAAGTTG